TTGACCCCAACGCCATGGGCCACCTGTACGCCGAGCGCGCCGCCTAAGCGCTCCATATCGCCACCCTTCGGGGTGGCGTTTTACTTTCCGTGAGGAAGCACGCATGACTAAGACACTAATTGAGCAGATCGAAGAAGCGGTCACCAAAGACGACCTGGAGCCAATTGCCGAGAAGCTAGGCGTTGAGATCAATAAGCGTCAAGGCGTTGAGACGATTCGCGCCGAGCTGCTTGAAGCCGCTGAAACGCTGGCAGAACAAGGCGTGACTGAAGACGAAGAGTTAAGCCCTAATGAGGTGACGAACGAGGCTGCCGAGACTGAAAAGCCGCAGTACAAGGGCCGAATGCTCAAGCACCTGAAAAACGGGCGCGTATTCCCGTGGACGGCTGCGCTGGCTAAAAACCGTTACATGCAAGAGGTGTAAGCGATGGCCGTCACGACTGTAGGCACCGTCATTCGTAATGCCAAGCTGGTGTTGCAAGAAGTGACGGCCGCCGGTACCCGCTGGACGAATGAGGAGCTGATTGGCTGGTTAAACGAAGCCTATCAGGCCATCGTGCAGATTAAGCCGGATGCTTCCGCCATTAATACAAGTGTTGGCTTGGTGGCAGGCACGCGGCAAGAGATTCCTAGTGACGGTATGCGACTGATTGATGTGGTACGTAATACGGCTGCCGACAGCGCCAAAATGGGAATTATGGTGACGACGCGGCGCTCATTGGATACCACCCGCCGAAGCTGGCATGGCGATACTCCGAGCATTGATATCGAACAGTATATGTTCGATGACCAGGACCCCACGCGCTTCTATGTGTATCCGCCTGCTGCTTTAGGCGCTGAGATTGAACTGATCTACTCCTCAACGCCTTCACCGCATGATGTGTCTCTCGGACTGAATGGCCTGAAAGATGAAGCTATTCGGCTCAACGACAGCTATGCGCCGGTGATTACCGATTACATTTTGTACCGTGCTTATAGCAAGGACGCAGAGCACGCAGCCAACTTAAATCGCGCCCAAATGCACATGCAGGCCTACATGGGGGCATTGGGCCAGAAAATTGAGGTGGCCCGGGCTATTTCACCTAATGCCCCAGATAACTCCTCCAACCCGCCGCGGATGCGCTCATGATGCAGCAGCTTATCCAGCAGGTGGTTCAAGATGTCCCAGAAGCACCATTGCTAACCATCCGTGAAATGCTGAACCGGATGGCAAGGGAACTCTGCACAGAAGCTGATGCGTGGGTGCAGCGTAACCAACCGGTCGTGGTAGCTGCTAATACCAGCTACCCCCAGATAATGGCCTCCCAGGGTGAGCCGTTGCGCATCATTTCACTGGTCATCAATGGGCGGGAATGCATTCAGGGAGACGGATTCCACCAGATAACACCGACTGAAGTTGCATTTGATCGACGGCCTAGCGAACCACTCCTGTATGGCGCGCTTGCATGTCGTCCCGAAATGGGCCAAGCAGCGCCTGATGAGGTGCTGGCACGCTGGGGCGAGGTGATTGCGGATGGCACGCGCTGGCGGCTACTTCTGCTTCCTCAGCCGTGGCGAGACACTGAGCTTGCCTCCTACTACCAACAACGCTATTTGGCTGGCATTGCTGACGCCAAGCAGCACTCTCGACTTGGGCATGCCCGAGGTGGCGCGCGCGTGGCAATGCGGCGCTTTATCTAACCACTCCATGCATCACTTACCGTGAGGTAACGCAAAATGGCTGCATTCTCTGATTATCTTGAGTCCGGCATTCTGGATCACACGCTGCGCGGCAGCACCTTGCCGACCCCGTCCACCATCTACCTGGCGCTCTACACCACCGATCCCACGGACGGTGCCACTGGCGCCGAGGTCATCGACTCGGCCTACATTCGTCAGGACATGGCCAGGGGTGGCGTGATCAGCTCTGGCTGGACCTCCCCGACCACTTCCGGCGAGGGCAAGGCGGTCTCCAATGCTCAGGTGATCCAGTTCCCGCCCGTCGCTGACGGTACCGTGACGATCTCTCACTACGCCCTGTTCGATTCCCAGACCGGTGGCAACATGCTGTACCACGGTGCCTTCACTGTCTCCAAGACGCTGGAGATCAACGACGTGCTCTCCATCGACATTGGTGGCCTCCAAGTCATCTTGCGCTAAGGCTGACTGATGTTTGCCCCCCTTAATGGAGCGCCGCTTAACGGTAGCGCGGCAGGATTATGGGTAACCGCTGAGGCCAGCGCCTCGGCGGAGTCCGCATCCACCAACCGCGTCTATTCGGCGGCAGTCGCCACAACATCTGCCACAGCACAGACGGCCAGTACGTCGGTGCGTCGTTCACTCTTTGAAGGGGGGAAACTCGCTCGCTCGACGGCTGAGATGCACGCCACACGCCTGGCGGCATTCGACGGCGTAACAACGGCGAGCGCTGAACAGAGTATCCAGCCGGTACGCACCGCCTGGTTTGATTCACCCGCACTGGAAGCCACGGCGGTTTCCACGGGCGGCGCTGCGCGTTTGGCGCGTCTCGACGCAGCAGTTACCGGCGAGAGCCAAGGCGTTCTCGACGATTTGGCGCTGACGGTTTATCGAGGGGCCGTCGTCAAGGGCACTCCTCCGGCGCTTGCGACTACCTGGCTGGCTGAGTCTCGGGTCGAGAAGATTCGTGTACGCCAGATCGCGGCGAAGGCTGATGCGGTATCCCGGGCACGCTCACGGGCACTGGCCAATACGGCGCTAGGCTTCTCAACACTGACACTGGGCGCCGAGGTCGCAACCGACCCGCTGCGCGTCAGCACGATCCATGCCTTTACCGGCACGACCACGGGCTGCCTCGAAGCCCTGGCCGACCCGCTGCGTATTCGGATCATTGAAGGGCGAATGCCGGGCGAGGCGGAGACTCGCGCCGCACCCACGATCACCACTGCCTCGGGTCGCTACAGCTACAATAGCGGCGTGATGCGGACAAGCTCCCCGGCAATCCAGGGCGTGACCAAGGTGCATCGGCGCCCACCCCCGGCAGCGGCCTATGCCCAGGCAACCGCGGGAACCAGCCAGACGTTCCTGCGCCGGGGAGTGCGGGGCGTGGTCAACGCCGCCGCTTCTGCCTCGATCACGACTCGCGGCAATAGCTGGCAGTTCGCAGAGGCAAAGGCGCAGGCGAGCGCTGCCCTAGACAATCAAGCGGATGTGTACCGCTGGCGTGTGGCCGGCCCCGGCAGCAGCGCGGCGCTTGCTGAGAGCCTATCCACCAATAGCATCGCCGCCTATGTCAGTGGTGACACGGCAAGCGGTTTTGCATCCAGCGACTCCACTCCTTGGGCAATTCGCCCAATGCTTGCCAGCGAAGGGGCGACAGAGGCGGTCACCACCGCGACCGGAGTACGCCAAGCCGGAGTGTCCGGCGCAGCAGCAGGCGAAGCGGTCGACGAGAAAGCCTTCCAGCGCACGGCTTATTTGGATGGCCTGGGCGTAAGCGTAGCCGAAGCGCCGATTGACCCGGAGCGCCACGCCTACATGAGCGCGGCACCGGCAATGAGCGAAGCGTTGTCAGCGGGTGCTTCCGATCGGACGGCATGGATGCTGCCCAGTCAAGTAGGGTCGAGCGCCGAATGCCTGGGTGATAACAGCCGCCAGACTTGGGGCGTGAACGCGCCCGACACAGGGCTCGGGGCGGTTGCTATCCAGGCCAACGTTTACACCCTGCGCAATTGGGGTGAGCAGGCGCTGGGAGCCACGGCAAGCGAGCAGGCGGAGGCGTTGCGCTGGGTCTACGTCGCTGCACCCGATACCGATGCCACTGCCGTTTCCATGAAGTTTGTGTACCGCATCAACGCGGGCACCCCGGCTCCTAGCAATCGCACATTGGTACTAGGCAACAGTGACCGGCTGTTTGCGCTGACCGCATCCAACAGGGAGTACCGCGTCCAATGAAGATGTTTCAGAAACAGCCCCGGGACAGCCTGGATTACGACATTGACCTATCCGACTGGCTCTACGAGGACGATCGCATCCAGGACGTGGTGGTGGAAGCCCCCGAGGGTATCACCATTGATCGCACCGGCTACACCGAGAGTCGGGTCAAGGTCTGGGTCGAGGGTGGCGAGAGTGGCGGCAGCTACAAGATTACGCTGCTCGTCTACACCGACTCCCGTATCAAGGAAGTTGAAATTATGATCATTGTGGTGGACATGTAATGAGCCAAGTATTTCTCAATAACTGCTACGCGACGTTGGCCCAGGCCATTACCGCGAGTGATACGCAGATTGAACTGAGCGGCATGAATGGGTTTCCTGCGTCATTAGGCGCGGGGGAGTATTTCCTGCTGACGCTCTACGCCGATACTACGCGCTACGGCGAGAACATCGAGGTAGTGAAGGTCACGGGACTGAGCGGAACGACACTCACCGTCGAGCGCGGCCATGAATTTGCGGCGGCGCCCCATGCAGTTGACGAGCGCGCCGAGGCGCGGCTGACGGCTGACAGCGTCGATCAGGTCGTGTCGCTGGCCAGCGACAAGACCTTGGCCGTCTCCCAGTCGCTGACCGCTCCCCCGACCATCAAGAACGTCGACGCCTGGAGTGTCGAGGCGAGCGCCGTGAGTCGTCACAGCGGCGGCAGCATCGCCGCATTTGAAGTCACTTGGTGGGACGAGACCATTGAAACAGTGACGGCCAGCGGGGGAGCGGCAACGCTTTCAAAGCAGGTCGATCAGCCAATCGGCGGCACGGTATCGGCGACGGTGCGCGCCCTGGACGACATCGGCAATGCCAGTGCTACCCAGACCGTGACCGCCGACGTGGTGGCCAACAATGCGCCGGAAGGCCCCATTTCGATCAGCGCGCCTACGCAAACCGGCAAAAACAGCACTTTCCAAGTGTCATTCAGCGGGGCTTCTGATCCTGACGGCGACCCGATCACCTATACCGTGACCGACACCGGCGCGTTTGCGTTCGCCAAAACGACCGGCATCGCCGAGGGTGAGATTGTTAGCGTAACGGCCCCCGACGTAGCCAGCGATACAGATGTGACGTTTAGCGTTGTCGCGGTCGATAACGCAGGCGCGCAGTCAGCTGAGTACAGCAAGACTGTGAGCGTTTTGGCGGCGCAAGTGATTGGCGTTGCATTGCGTGCTACGGGTAGTGGCGGCACCTTTGACCACATCGACGAATCAGGCGCGACGATAGCCACCCCAAGCACTGCTTGGTTTAACGGCCACCCGGTGTGGGGCGGCATGCAGGAAGTGATCGTAGACGGCCAGCACATGGTTGAGGTGCCGAAACACTACGTAAAGCGCGGCACCGCAGGTGGCGACCCCGCGTGGTGGATTAGCGACCAACCGCTGGCGGGGTACGAGGTGCATCCGTCGTTTTTGCTGGATGGCGTCGAGGTGCCCGCATTTCAGTACGGCAAGTATCAAGCATCGCTCAGCGGCGGCAAGCTGCAATCGGTGCCGGGCGTGATGCCAGTGGTTAATCGCTCACTGACACAGTTCATCGCAGATGCCGAGGCCCGTAACGTGGGCGGCGTCGCTGGCTTTAGGCTGCATCACTATGATATGTGGACGGCGATACAGTGGCTCTACCTTGTCGAAAACGCGACCATGGATAGCCAAACAAAAACGGGCCAAGGGCGTGTTAGCCAATCCAGCGCCGCTGCCGTGGATGCTGCCGATGTTGCCCAGGCCACCTATCGCGGCATTGTTGGGCTATGGGGTAACGTCTGGCAGTGGATGGATGGTGTGCGCACGCTAAATAGCGTGATCGAGCGACGCGACTACAACGGTGCGTGGCAAAGCACTGGCGAGAGTGTTCCTAATGCGGGTAGTCCCACCTACCCGATTACATTCCGCAACTCAGCGCCGCTTGAGTTTATTCCCGACACCTACTCAACCAGTAATGACAGTACCGCAACGCTGCCGGACTACGTGAGATGGCGCAATAGCGGGGAGTATTACCCCTACGTCGGCGGCAGCTGGGGCGATGGCGCGCTTGCCGGGCTTTGGTACGTGAGCTGCACCCTTTCGGCGTCGCTCTCGAGCAGCAGCGGCCTCGGGGCGCGTCTCGCGAGGGTCGTGTCATGAGTCAGGCAAATCAGCGTCAAGCTCAGGGGCGCGGTAGCGCCCCGTACCAACACCTTCGACCCTTTGAGGGCATGCTTACCAAAATTGAGGAGCTTGAGGATTATAGCCGCCGCACCTTGGTTAATTTCCCCAAAGCAGAGCGGCACCTCTTAACGGCAGAGGTGCGGGTTTGTATTGAGCGTATCGAGCGGATCACGCTTACCGCATGGAAGCGCTATCAAAAGAAAACCACGTTGACCGATTTGGATATTGAGATAGAGATACTGCGCCGCAAAGTGCGAAAAGCACAGCGCTACGGCTACATATCCGGCGGGCAGTATCGCGACTGGGCGGAACACATAAGCGCTCTGGGG